AATAGATTTAATATTTGCAAAATGCCCCGTCAGACGGGTAAATCTACTACTTGTGTTTCATACCTACTACATTATGCGGTTTTTAACGATAATGTAAATATTGCAATTCTGGCAAACAAAGCATCAACTGCCAGAGACCTCCTGCAGCGCCTACAACTAGCATATGAAAACTTACCTAAGTGGATGCAGCAAGGCGTTCTACAGTGGAACAGAGGTAGTTTAGAACTAGAGAATGGATCTAAGATAATAGCTGCCTCTACAAGCGCCTCTGCGGTTCGTGGAGGTTCCTATAATATTATCTTCTTAGACGAATTTGCGTTCATTCCAAATCATATTGCGGACGATTTCTTTGCATCAACATATCCAACAATTTCATCTGGTCAAAGTACAAAGGTAATTATTGTTTCTACCCCACGCGGTATGAACCATTTTTATCGCAAGTGGCATGATGCGGAAAGGGGTAAAAACGAATATGTTCCAACTGAAGTTCACTGGTCGGAAGTTCCCGGAAGAGATGAGAAGTGGAAGGCATCAACAATTGCAAATACTTCTGAGCAGCAATTTAAAGTTGAGTTTGAATGTGAATTTTTAGGATCTGTAGATACACTCATTAATCCAGCAAAATTAAGAAATTTAGTTTATGATGATCCAATAAAAAGAAATAAAGGATTGGATATTTATGAGGATCCAATACCAGAGCATAATTATATGATTACTGTTGACGTTGCTCGCGGTATAGGAAATGATTATTCGGCATTTGTTATTGTGGACATAACTTCATTTCCTTATAAAGTAGTTGCAAAATATAGAAATAATGAAATAAAACCTATGCTTTTTCCAAGCGTTATAGAACCAGTTGCAAAAGCATATAATCATGCTTGGATTTTAGTAGAAATTAATGATATTGGTGATCAGATAGCAAATATCTTACATTATGATTTGGAGTATGATAACATATTAATGTGTTCTCAGAGAGGAAGAGCTGGGCAAATTGTTGGTACTGGATTTAGTGGCAAAAAATCATATCTTGGTATTCGAATGACTGCCGCAGTTAAAAAGTTAGGATGTTCTAACTTAAGAACTTTGATAGAAGATGATAAATTACTAACAAATGATTATGATATCATTAGTGAGATGACTACTTTTATTCAAAGAAGTAGCACTTTCATGGCAGAGGAAGGTTGTAACGATGATTTAATGATGTGTCTCGTAATTTTTTCATGGTTGGTGGCACAACCATATTTTAAGGAGATGACAAATGATGATATTCGTAAAAGAATTTATGAGGAGCAAGAAGAGCAGATAGAAGCAGATATGTCTCCTTTTGGTTTTATATCAACAGGATTGGAAGATAGTTCAGCATTTGTAGATAATAATGGCGATACTTGGCATTTAGATGAGTATGGTGATAGAAGTTATATGTGGGATTACATGTAAATGGATTTAGATGATCAAGTAGATTTAGAACACTTATTATTTTTAGAAAGAAAATGTAGATCTTGTGGTGATATAAAAAATTTACTAGATGATTTTTACATTTCATATAGAGATAGAGGTTCTCTACCATCATCATATTCATATGAATGTAAAGAATGTACGATAAAAAGAATAAAAAAATCCAGAAAAAATGTGCGTAAAAAGAAAATTTCGTTTAGTGAAAATGAATATCCAGATTGGTAATGTTCGTGGGTTATTTCCCCATCAGAAATAGTCTTTTTAATAAATAATTTTAGAATATTTCTGGAATAGGAGACAAGAAGATGCCTTTAAATTTAGCATCTCCTGGAGTTATTGTAAGAGAGGTTGATGTAACTGTTGGAAGAGTCGATCCAACTTCAAACTCCGTAGCAGCAATTGTAGCACCTTTTGAAAAAGGACCAGTTGAAAGTGCAGTTTTAGTTCAAAATGAGCAAGAACTATTAGCAAATTTTGGGCAACCAAGAAATACAGCAACTCATTATGAGACCTGGTTTACAGCTTCTTCATACTTAGCTTATGGTGGCAATCTGCTGGTATTAAGATCAGATGGAACTAGTTTATCTAATGCAAATATGGGAACATCTGGTGTTTCAACCAGTATAAAAATCAAGAGTTATGATGATTATGTAAACAAAGGTTATGATGAAACTCCAATATCAAACGTAGTAGTTGCAGCAAGAAATCCAGGTTCATGGGGAAATGGATTAAAAGTTGCGATTATTGACGGAAAAGCAGATCAAATTTTAAGTGGAATTGATACAACTGGAGTAGTTGTTGGTCATGGCGTAACTCATTCGATCAATGGCACTGTAAGTGCTGGAACTGGATCAACTTCAGTTTTAGATGGTTTTGTTAAGGGTATTGTTACTGGAATTGGTGCTAGCACTATTGATGTAAAAGTTCTCAGTTATGTAACAGCATCTGGAACAGAAACCAACGTTGATTACGAACCTGAAGGAGTTTATAGATTTAAATCCACAGGAACAGTTATTATCCATGAAAATGGATCTGGTGTTGGAATAGCAACAACTGCGTTTGCTTCTTCTCCAGACTGGTATGATGCTCAAAGCATCACTCTGGATAATGGATCTATTGCATGGAATACTTTAGCACCAAGACCAGGAACTTCAAGATTTGCAACCTCTAGAGGAAGTAGATTTGATGAACTTCATGTTGTTGTTATTGATGGGAATGGAGATTTAACAGCAAATGCAGGTACTGTTTTAGAGAAGCACGTATCACTATCCAAGGCAAAAAATGCTGTTTATGCTGCAGGTAGTTCTTCTTACTGGTCAAAATATATTGCAGAAGGATCATCACTAATCTTTGGTGGAACACAACCAGTTGGTGTTGTAACTTGTGGATTTACTACATCATCAACATTCTCTTTAGCTGCAACTAAAGATTGGAATACTAACACCGAAAATGGAACTGTATTTAAGTGCTTAGGATCACAAACATACAGTTTAAGTGGAGGAAAAAATTATGATGGTGGCACTAGTTTAGATGAGAACGAATCTTTAACATCATCGCTTTCAGATTTATCCAGCGGATATGATCTTTTAACAAATACTGAGCAGTATGATGTAGATTTTATCTTAATGGGATCTGCTGCACACGATAAAGAAACTGCACAAGCTTTAGCATCTAAGATTATATCGGTTGCTGAGCAAAGACAAGATGCTATTGCATTTGTTTCCCCATATAGAAACTCGATGCTTAATTTAAGTGGAACATCCTCATTTGTCCCCATAAATTCTGCAACAATAACAGATAATGTTATTAGTTACTATGCATCTATACCTTCTTCATCGTATGCTATCTTTGATAGTGGATATAAGTACATGTATGATAAGTTTGCACAAACTTTCAGATATGTACCATTAAATGGTGACATGGCAGGAATTTGTTCAAGAAACGATACTACAAATGCTCCTTGGGTATCCCCAGCAGGAACATCAAGAGGTTCAGTTCTTAATGCAGTTAAACTTGCATACAATCCATCAAAAGTTCAGAGAGATAGACTTTACTCGAACAGAGTAAATCCAGTAATCTTCTCACCAGGATCGGGAATTATCCTATTTGGTGACAAAACTGGTTTATCTAAAGCATCTGCATTCGATAGAATTAACGTTCGTAGATTATTCATCTATATTGAAAATGCAGTTAAAGCAGCAGCAGATGATCAACTATTCGAATTTAATGATGAGACAACAAGAACTAATTTCTTAAATATTGTTGATCCTTTCTTAAGAAATATCCAAGCTCAGAGAGGAATTATAGATTATAGAGTTATTTGTGATGAAAGCAATAATACTGCCTCAGTGATCGACAATAATGAATTTATTGCAGACATTTATGTTAAGCCTTCACGTTCTATCAACTTTGTTGGACTGACATTTGTTGCAACAAGAAGTGGAGTATCTTTTGAAGAAATCGTAGGTAATGTTTAAGAATTTAATTATAGTCTAAAAATTACTTAAGAGGTACAAAAAATGGCTTTAAAAACTCTCGATAACTTCAAAGCTCAACTAACTGGTGGTGGAGCAAGGCCCAATCTATTTGAAGTTTCTGTAGCTTACCCAACAGATCTGGCAACTACTGGTTCTTTTACCCAATCGGTTAAAGCTCCAACAGGATCTACTTCTTCCGAAGATCTTTTAACATTCATGGTGAAAGCTGCTGCTCTTCCTGCATCAAATATTACTCCAATTGAAATTCCATTTAGAGGAAGAACATTAAAAGTTGCTGGTGAAAGAACTTTTGACACCTGGACAATTACTGTTTTAAATGATGTTGATTTTAAAATCAGAACATCATTTGAGCAGTGGATGAATGGAATTAGTAGAATTGCTGATGCATCTGGTGTTACAAATCCATCTGGTTATCAAAAAACTGCAACAGTAAGTCAATTAAATAGACAAGGTGATGCAGTAAGACAATATAAATTCTTTGGTATATTCCCAACAAATATTTCTCAGATTGATCTTTCTATGGACTCAACTGATACTATTGAGGAATACACTGTAGAATTCCAAGTGCAGTACTGGGAAGCTCTTGATACTGATACTGATAGACCTGCAATTAACTAATAAATAGATACAATAAGTTTATTTTAATTTTATACGATGCCAAGACTTTTTGGTTTTTCTATTGAAGACCCTGATAATAAAAAATCTAAAATTGTCTCCCCCGTCCCTCAAAATAATGAGGACGGGGTTGATAATTATATTTCTAGTGGATTTTATGGTCAGTATCTTGATATTGAAGGTGTTTTTAGAACTGAGAATGATCTAATTAGAAGATATAGAGAAATGGCATTACATCCAGAATGTGATGCCGCTATTGAAGACGTAGTAAATGAAGCTATTGTTAGCGATCTTTATGATTCTCCAGTCGAAATTGAACTTTCCAATTTAGATGCAAGTGATAAAGTAAAAGAAAAAATAAGAGAAGAATTTAAATATATTAAAGAATTAATGGATTTTGATAAAAAATCGCATGAAATTTTTAGAAATTGGTATGTTGATGGTAGACTTTATTATTTGAAAGTTATAGATCCAAAAAATGTATCTGATGGTATAAAAGAAATAAGATACGTTGATCCGATGAAAATGCGTCATGTGAGGCAGGAAAAGAAAAAAGGAGATCCTAGAATTCCTATTTCTGCCGAAATGATTAATCCTATGAATGGTAAAGGTCAGGATAAATCAGTATATTCACCAGAAATTGAAGAGTATTTTATATACAGTCCAGCACCAAATTATCCGACTGGTATGATATCCAGTTCTGGAGCACAAAAAGGAATTAAAATTGCTAAAGATTCTGTTACGTATTGTACATCTGGATTAATCGACAGGAACAAGGGAACTGTTCTTTCATATTTGCACAAGTCAATTAAGGCACTAAATCAACTCAGAATGATTGAGGACAGTTTAGTAATTTATAGATTATCAAGGGCACCAGAACGTAGGATTTTTTATATTGACGTTGGTAACTTACCAAAAGTTAAAGCGGAACAGTATTTACGTGACGTAATGATGCGTTACAGAAATAAAATGGTGTACGACTCCAATAATGGAGAAGTTCGTGATGATCGCAAGTTTATGAGTATGCTTGAAGATTTTTGGCTTCCAAGGAGAGAAGGTGGACGTGGTACAGAAATTACTACTCTCCCTGGCGGTCAGAATTTAGGTGAACTTGCAGATATAGAATATTTCCAAAAGAAACTTTATAGAGCATTAGGTGTTCCCGAATCCAGAATTGCAAATGATGGTGGATT